TTTTTTTTTCTTTTTTTTCTCTCGCTGATGTGTTCACGTTATGGTCCGTTACTCACACCAAGTGGCTTGCCAATGTCCTTAAATATCGTGGGCGATGAGGGCCTCAATGGCCTCGCCCCCAATAACCTGTGCGCGGGGTGGGTGTTTCGAGTGTTGTTTCCCCTTTTTGTCGATATAGGTGTACTGGTCTAGCCAGCCCACCGCACCGGAAGCAACACGCCCATACGCGTCCATGAGATCTTCTAACCCGATCCCATAGACATCCCGCAGGTAATCGCTGAACGAGTCCGGATCCAACACATCCGAACTCTTCACCTTTTCCACGATATTTTCTACACCGCCCATTTCGTTCATCTTCGTCAGACGGACGTCGAAGTGGGGTTTCGCGCTCATTTCCTGAGCCGTCTCCAAAAAGCAAGTCCTTCACTCCAGGTACGAACCGGTGCTCATACGCGGCAGAGTAATACTTCCCTGCCATGTAGTCTCTATCCCCAACCTGAGTGTTACGATTAGCTCTCAGGTTGAGCTTTGCCAGTACGCGCCCGAACTGGGGTACGGGACGAGTTCTCATTTTGTCGCTCACATAGCGTTTCCTATAGAAAGTGCCATGATGACGCGACGGAGGGACAAGGACCTTAGCCTGCATGCCCGCCTGGGGCACAACAATGCTGATCGCCTTTTCCATAGCCTTGACCTCCGCCTCGGGTAAAAGCCCTAAAAAATCGTCCCCGCCGTGTATGTGCGTGCTCTTTTCAACCCCCGCTAGCAAAGCAGCCGCTAGCAGGAGAGCACTTCCAACATAAGAGTTGCCGGTGGTAGTGGTGGTCTCACCCGACCACCTCTGTCCATTGACTGTGGCCTCGATACCGTATCGAGTCCACACGCGAACACTTGTGTTTCTGGCGAATTCACGCACAAACCACGCCGGAGCCCCATGCTTTGCATAGAACATCGCCTCACGACGGCGGAATTCCACACTCTGTGACCCATCGTTATTAGCAAAGTCGCTTTCCAACATCACGCCCGGGGCTGCATGAATCACGTCTCCCAGTTCCTCCCCGGATTTGCCGCACGCAAATACGACAACATTTCCGGTGTTGAGGGGGTTTTGGTGGCTGAGAGAAATTTTCATGCGACGTTGTAACTCCATGACAACGCAGCCAGTCAGGAAGTTGTACATATCTGTACCCTGATAGACTATACGTGGCTGAGCCCCGTGGTCCTTGAGAAGCACCTCTTGCTTCGCGAACACATGCTTCGTGTCTCCCTGGTAACTCCACTCAGCCGACTGAGAAGCGGCTAGCAGGCGCTCTGCCTTGGCTGGAGAACAAGTCAGCAAATACTTGTTCACCAGATCAGAATCAACACGAATGATCTCGTGCTGAGGCACCTTTGACATGAGAAGAGCGTGCCCTTTGTCAAAATGCTCCATCGACTCCGTGGTTGGAGCATGGTCGCACCTCTTCTTCATTGCATGTGCAGTTGCGCCCGCCGTGTTTGACGGTACAGTTACCGGGACTCCCTCTAGTATCGGCCCTTTGACAACTCCCAACGAGATGGGGGAGTCGTCCTTGACGCGGCAGATATTAGCAGTCGCTCGGATGTTCGCGAAGGCGATTTCAGAATCATATTCAGTGTGCGCATTACGCTCCACTCCGTCCAATTTGACGGATGATCGTTTCTGGTGAGCACGAGTCACCTTGGTTTTAAACTCGTGCGCCTTCTTGGTATCAATAACGATGGGGTCCATTGCCCCAAATTGAATGTTTGTTTTCATTTTGG